TATTAATTGAAATATACACCAAAACATCGAGTGCGGGAAATAGCGGTAGTAGAGTTTTATTAAACGATATTGAACAAGCTATTTATACATTATTAAGTCCTAAGTTAACAATATCAGGATTAATATTTACCATATGTCAAAAATACTAAATTTTTTTGTTAAATTGCTTAACTAATTTTGATAAATTGTTTAAATAATCTTTTTTACCTTTAATCCATGATGGATATAGAAAAGGTTTCGGATTAATTCCCGCTCCCAATATCTTTGCAAATATTGGATAAGCTGCTTTTTCATCAATTCCTTTTGCTCTACACCATATTTTTATAGCTTCTAACCCATCTTTAAAAGAACCGCTTTTTTGATTTTTAAATGAATTTGCTATGTCTTTAAATTCAGATGGTATATTTACTTTTTTACCAGTTCCAAACTCCATATAAGCACCGCATTTTTCATTCACAGTTACTTTGTAATTTGACATTTTAACCTTTGAATTTGAAATACTTTGAGCCAATTTACCGAAGTTTTTAGGTGCTAAATTCTTTGCGTCATTTTCGATTTGAAATGCAATAGCTTCTGTTTCTGCATCAATTAATATTTCAGCATCTTTACCAAATTTACGCAATTCTTTAATCGTTTCATTTATTCCTTTAACCGATGCCATTAGCCGTAATGTTTACAAATCTAAATAATTCGTCATCATATCGAATGTCATTAACTACATACTTATAACCTTTATAAATAATACTTAGATTGTCAATATCGGGTGTTAATGTAGAATTTGTTCTTATCTTAAATGAATAATTGTTTTTAATGTCTGATTTACCAATAGAATTATCTTTAAAAGAGCTATTTTGTTTTACTTCAGCCCAATACGAACCAATTAAAACATCAGTTACGGTATTACCCCCGTATCCATCGGAAACGTTAGTAGTTTTATAAATAGCTATCTTTCGAGTGTATTGTCTTGAAATCATTATAAAAATCTTCTATAAATATCTACCGCTTCTTTTACTGATTCCGGTATTAATGTACTATTTACTTGTTTTTCCGACTCGTAGTACCAAACTTTAATCATTTGTAATGCACTTTGTATTAACTCGTCAGGAACGTCACCACTTGCATAGCCAACATTTAACGTAACTGTTTTGTCGTTTGGAAATACTGCGAAAGTAGAATAATAAACAACAAAAGGCTCTGATGGTAGCGTTATAGAGTTAATCGGATAATCATATACTTTTACTTGACAAGTTCCGTTGTAAACTACTTCACGTTCAAATAATATATGGTTAGTTCTTTTTTCAATATACCTACATGATGCATTGATCATCGAAGTTATTTCGCTGTCATCGTCAGATAAATCAGAATCAATCCTTAGATAATTCTTTGCGCGTTCTAAAGATATTACATCTAAATAACTCATTTTACTTTCTCTTTTTTAATTTCAATAACGTACCAATCCATAGCCTTAGCGTCTTTTTCTGATAGTTCAATAGTATCCCCTATAACATAATTCTTTTGTTCTGATAACTTAAAAAAAGCTTTTATTACTTTATATTTTTTCATGATATAATTTTTATTTATACAAATATACAAAAAAACCTATTACAATTAAGTAATAGGTTTTTAATCTAATTTAATTAAATAGACTATACTGCTGTGAAGTCTCCGTAAACTAATGCAGCAGGTTGTTCAACTGCCAAAGCTGTTTGACTTTCGATTCTTGCTGTAATGTTATTTTTAACAAAATTAGTTCCCTCAACTTCGCTAAACTCTAAAGATAAACCTTGAGTGTTTACTTTGTTTACTCTTGACCAATCCCCGACAAAATACTTGTTGGCAGTTAACCAAGTAGCTTTATACAAAGGAATACCGTTGATTCTCAATACTCCACCTTCAGAAGTTACAACACCTGGCAAACCATAACCCGCACCTGTTGATTTTTCAGTTTTCAAAATATCCCAATAATCAGAAGGACGAACAACGATACCGTTAACAGGGAAATTTGCATTTTCTTGTTTTGCAATTTCATTAATCAACATTTCAATTTTGTTTTTTCCTGTGATAATTTCAGTAGAAGCGGTAGCAGCACCAGCCAAAACAGTATTAAAAGCAGCATTTTCAGCAGCGAAATAATCACGTCTCAAAGCGTTAGGAATGAATGAAGTTAAGAAAGGCAAGTTATTAGCCATCTTTTTAGAATAACGTGTAAAACCAGCGATAAAGTCTGTGTTCACATCTACCATTGTAAAGTCGTAATCTCTTTGTGCTTTTGAACTTCCCTCTGTTTGAGTTGCAACAGAGCCTTCTCCTGCTCCCTCACGTGGGTAAGTATAAGTACCTCCGTCAATGTTTACGCTTCCAACCAAATCAGCAACGTTAACCATAGCACCAGGAATCATAACAACATTCAAGTTATAATCTTTAGGTTGTGCGCCTGTTAAGTTAGCACTAAGAGTCATGTCGCCTACTGCTTTAACTTGAATTGCATTTCCTTTTCTTACTGATTTAATTTGGTCGAAATTCTCAGTAATAGATTTTTGCATAATTTCATTGTAACCTTCACCTTTTGTTTCGGCTCCTTTTTCTTGCAATTTAACGTCAAGTTTGTCAGCGTGTGCTTGTATAGCTTGCAAATCTGCTTTCAATGCCAATACATCAGCGTCTTTTTCGGCTTTCATTTTAGACTCTAAGTCTGCAATCAATCCTTTTACTTCAACTGTATTTTCAGTTGCTTTCAATTCTACTTGTGCTTTAATTCCTTCTAAAGCGTTTTTAATTTCTAATGCTTCCATTGTGTGTTTTTTGTTTTAAATTTTAAATGATTTTAATGTGTCTAATATAAGCGGCTGTTCATTTAAAGTGATAGTTTCTATCGGCTCGTTTGATAGTGCTTTTAATAAAGTTTCAATTTGTTTTAATCGTGTATCTGAATAATTCAAATTATATGATTTTTCAATTAATTCCATTATTCCATAATGGCTTTTAATTGATTTAATGTCTTGTACCGTTGACAATTGATTAGCACCCCAAGAAGATAAAAAAGAATATTCCATTAACTTATATTCGTTAATTATGCTTTTATTCTTCTGATCTCTTTGAATAACTCTATAACCTATGCTTAATTCTGCATTCAATCCGCTGTCATGCATTAATTTTACATCTGTAAACATATCTTTACCTAAGTCCTTGCTCATGTTAAATTGAGAAGTTGTAAGCAAACCATATGTATCTTTTGTATCAATTGACAAAGGTACTCCTATCATCAATGTAGGGTTATGGTCCTTAAGTACTCGAATACGTTTAAAGTTTTCGTTTACCGTCTTATCAAAAGAACCATAAGCGGAAATGTCCCCATCTGAATCTTTAAAGTTGTATGTATTTGCGTATGCAGTTACAACACCTTTCTTTTCGTCTAATTCTTTTAAATCGTACGATAATTGTTTAAATTCCATATTATTAATTCTTAAATATTAAATTTCCCTCTGAATCTCTTTTAGCAGTAAAAGCAACCGTACACCTACAATTTATTACTTGCGAAGCCTTAGCGTTTACATCACCAGGATACATTAATAAACTTCCATCAGCCATTTTAAACGGTTCGTTAAAATCAACTGTTTGGTTATTTTCAACCACATGGTCTAAACGTGTCCTGTCATCTTTAACGCTTATCCAAGTTTTTGTCAATTCTAAATCACTATCTTCACCCGATTTAATAGCAGCCAAGTTTGATGCGCTTGTCGTTTCCGTCCTTGCTATCCTTAAAGCTTGCCATTTATAAAACGATTGTGATTTACTTACCACATTATAAATAGCATCACGCACGTTTAATAAATTACCTTGTTTAGATAATTCTAATTGTACTGCTTTTACTAAATCTTCAATTAACGTATTTCGTACAGATGTTATTTTTATGCCCCCCTCATTAGACAAAAATAGTAAAATTTCATTTAATAATACATCATTAAATAAAATATTATCTTTTTTAGTACGTTCTAAGGTTCTTTTGACTCTTTTTGCTACATCTATACCAATAACAGAATATAGTTCTTTAAACATCGAATAAACTTGCTCGTGCGTTATGTTGGCTTCAAATAAATAAACATATGTGTTAACAGATGCGTTGTTTATAGGTATATTATTTAATATAGCTTTAATATGCTTTTGTATAATCCTATACGCTTTTATTTCTTGCCTTTGTCTTAGCTTATCCATTATTGATAATTGAGCATATTAAATTTACTAATAATGCTATAAGAGTTCCTATTGTATAAAATCTCATTTCTTGCTTGTCCGACTTAAATATTTTCATAATTAAATAGTATTTTGTAAATCGTTTAAACTTGGGTCGTTTATATTTATCAAATTATTAGGTAAATATATTTCATTCATCATATCATCATCTATTTCTTCATAGTTGAATACTTCCCTGCGTTCGTTCAGAGTTAAAGGAACTGAATTAATCCACTCCGACATAGTTTTCATATCTGTTTGCATTTCTGGCAGTTCTGATATGTCCCAATCTATTTCTGCTTTTTCATAACCTTTAAATTTTTGTATAAATTCAGGATTAAACGCTTCAGCAAATAAATCTAAATCAGGTTTAATATTGTCGGTTATTACTCTTTTTCTTGCTTCAATTAGCGTATCAACTCCAAAACCACTTCCATTGCGTTCTTCATTTAATAATTCAACATTCCAATTTAAACAATTGGCAAGAGTACGTCTGTCATAGCTTAAATAATCAAATGGCTTTAATTCTTCTGTTGTTAGTGAAATTCTTGTAAACCCTAACTTACCAGAGGCTCCTGCAATATTAGAAAGTTTATCACTTGAATTATCCATTTCAACTAAACGCTCTTTTAATGATTCAGCCTGTTCTGCTGTTAACGGTGTAGCTCCTTCACCTGCGTGAATAAACCCATAAACACCGCTATTAAGCATTGTTTTTCCGTTATTATCAATAGCATTGTTTGAGCTTGCTATGTTTCTAATTGCAGACATTAACTCGCTTAAACCGTATAAATGTGAACCATTTTGATTAAAGAATGGGTTCGCTCTTTTTATATGGATTATATTTTCGGCTTTGAATTTTACCAATTGATTTCCTTGCTCTAAAATATAATCCATATAAAAAGAGCGAACCCATTCTTTAATCAAAATGGTTCACATTTATACGGTTTAAGC